CACATACGTGGCCGCTCCACCTGAGTGGTGCAAATGGGAAAACAAAACAGGCCATTCGATCACGCAAGCGGCAGACAAGATCGGAATTTCTGATCTTTTATTCTTGGCATATCACGCCATGAAGCGAGAAGCCGCTGGCAAGCCTGTCAAGCCATACGAGGCTTGGATCGAAACAGTGTCAGACATACAGACAGGCGAACCCGAAAACCCAAAAGCTACCCCGTCGGAAGCTTAAACCGCACCATCGTGGAACTGGCCTTGGCCACAAATATCCCGATGAGCGAATGGCAAACGGCGGAGCAGATCATCACGGCGATCGAGATTCTGGAGAAGCGAAATGGCAGCTAAGGCAGGCAAGGGAACGATTGCCATCGAAGTTGAGCCTGTCGAATTCAAGAATCTTTTGCGCGTACTGGGATCATTACCGAAAGAATCCCAAGATGAGATCCGCACCAAAGCGCTAAAACTATCTCAAAGATTTGCCGGTCAGCTGTTGCAATTTGCACAATCATCACCTACGCCACAAGCGGTCAAGGTTGCCGAATCAATATCTCCAAAGCGCGATCGATTGATCCGCGTCGATGTCGGTGGCCCGAAGAAGGTCGGCCGCAAATGGGGCGGCGAAAAGCGAAAGAGCGGCAGCGTTGTCAAGCAACAGGCCGCATCAGCTGGCGCACTACTTTGGGGATCAGAATTTGGATCACATAGCGGTCAGGATAAGGCAGGCCGCACATATAGGGATCGATTCAAAGCGCCTTACAGAAAATCGGGATACTGGATCAATCCTGCGATGGATTACTACATCCCAATCATCGCGCGAGAATATTCTCAAATGGTGCGAGATGTAGCTAAGAAAGCAGGGCTTGACTGATGGCTGGCATTCCAAAAGTAAAGATTACATTCGACGCCGATCTGGATGGCTTACGCAAAGGCGTCAATGGCGCATCGAATGAGGTCAGTGGATTCGGCGATAAGGTCAAAAAATTTGGCAAAGTAGCTGGCGCGGCCTTTGCCGCCGCTGGCGCAGCTGCGGTCGCTTATGCTGGAAAACTATTGGTCGATGGCGTAAAGGCTGCGATCGAGGATGAAGCAGCACAGGCCAAACTTGCCACAACACTCACAAACGTCACGGGCGCGACAAATGCACAGATCGCGGCGGTCGAGTCCCAGCTACTCAAAACCTCATTACTTACTGGCGTAACGGATGATGAGCTAAGGCCGAGTTTTGAAAGATTGGTTAGAAGTACACAGGATTCTGAGGAAGCCTTAAAGCTCCAACAGCTCGCGCTTGACATAGCCGCCGGTAGCGGTAAGTCACTGGAAGCCGTTACCAACGCATTGGGCAAGGGGCTGGATGGATCGACGACATCGCTGGGCAAATTAGGGGTTGGGCTTACAGCTGCCGAATTGAAGTCGATGTCGATGGAAGAAATTACAGCCAAACTTGCCGAAACATTTGGCGGACAAGCAGCGGAAAAGGCTGACACATTTGCCGGCAAAATGGATCGGTTGAAAGTCGCATTTGCCGAAGGTAAAGAAACAGTCGGATCTTTTGTACTTGACGCCATCACACCATTGGTCAGTGGATTTGTAAATAATGTAATCCCAGTCATTCAGAAATTAGCGGAAGAATTAGGGCCAAAGCTCACGCCAGTATTCGAAGCGCTGACCGGATACATCCGTGATTATGTGCTGCCAACATTTAGGTCAATTTATCTCTTTATAGATGAGTACATTGTACCGGCATTAAAATCAATTTTAGTCCCTGCAATTGAGGCATTGCGATCAGCATTCACAAAAGTCACAGAAAAAATCAAAGCTAACGAAACAGAATTGCAGCCACTTTTTTCATTGTTCAAGTCCATTGCAGCTTTCGTCCGTGACTTTTTAGCACCAACAATCGGTATCCAATTGAAAATTACTTTTACCGTGTTAGGCGAGGCGATTGGATTCGTGATTGATCTATTCGTCGAACTTGTTCAAGTAATTAACAAGGCATATAACGCCATCAAAGCAATTGTCAATTTTATCAAAAACAATCCAGTCACTCAGGCGATTACAGGCGCGATCGGTGGAGTTTTTGGCGGCGGCAAGGCTTTGGGCGGTCCAGTCAATGCTGGCACGTCATACGTGGTCGGTGAGCGTGGCCCAGAATTATTCGTCCCTACGACTAGCGGCAAGATCATCCCAAATGGCGGTTCAGGCGGCGGCGGTGGAGCGGTCGTCAATGTGACAGTCAATGGCGCGATTGATCCAGAAGGCACAGCTCGCACGATCATCGATGTACTCAATCGCTCATTCAGTCGCGGCACACTTGGATCGTTGAACTTTCAGACATGAGCATTTGGACGCCTGAGTGGTCGCTGACAGTCGGCGGCATTACATACACCGATCTCACCTTGGCCGACGTGTCAATCACGTCAGGGCGGACAGACATTTACAGCCAAGCGACGGCAGGATACGCCAGCTTCACAATCCTCAATTTTGATGACACACCGGTATCGATCAACCTTAACGGCCAAGTAAATATCCGCGTCAAAGATTCAGTTGGGACTTATGTCAATTTATTTGGCGGCTACATCACAGACATCGACTTAGATGTAACATCATCCGGCACGGGTGGCCTTGTGCAGAATATGAAGGTCATCGCGCTTGGATCACTGTCAAAGCTGCCGAAGTCGCTCACCGAAGGAGTACTCGACAAAGATTTTGACGGAGATCAGATTTACACAATTTTGGAATCATTACTTTTTGATTCGTGGAATGAAGTCCCAGCGGCCGAAACATGGGCAGGCTATACGCCGACGGTTACTTGGGCAGAGGCAGAAAATTCAGGGCTTGGTGAAATTGATCGCCCAGGTGATTATGAATTGACAGCTCGATCAGCTGATGTCACCGATGTCTATAGCCTTGTCGCGGCCTTGGCCAATTCAGGACTGGGCTATATTTACGAGGACAATCAGGGGCGCATTTCTTACGCCGACAGCACACATCGCAATCAATACTTGGCGACAAACGGATACACAGTCGTGTCCGGTAATACGGCTTTGGCTAGTGGAATCAAAACGTCATTGAAGTCTGGCGACATACGCAACAGCGTGACCATTAAGTACAAGAACGGCCAAACAGTGTCAGATTCAGAGCCGTCATCGATCGCCGTGTATGGCCTACAGGCACAGTCAATCGAAACATCTTTAGAACTAGAGGCCGACGCCGAAGATCAGGCCGCATTTTATCTGGGCATTCGGGCATTTCCAGAGGCGCAATTTAGATCGATCACTTTCCCATTGGGTAATCCTGAAATCGATGACAGCGATCGGGATGCGCTGCTCAATGTGTTCATGGGCTTACCCTTGGACATCACAGATTTACCACTCAACATCGGCGGCGGACGATTCCAAGGATTCGTCGAAGGCTGGACATTTAGGGCCTCATATAACGGACTCAGCATCACGACCACAGTATCGCCAACCGCTTACAGCTTGCAGGCAACCCGATGGAATGGCGTGAGTGTTGCCGAAACTTGGAACACGTTATCAAATACACTTGAGTGGCAAAATGCCACGATTGTCGCGTAAGGAGAAAAAATGGCAACCACGACCAATTTCGGATGGGAAACCCCAGACGATACCGACTTGGTAAAGGATGGCGCAGCCGCTATCCGAACACTAGGCCAATCAATCGACACTTCGATGATGGATCTTGAAGGTGGCACGACTGGTCAAGTTTTATCCAAGGCCTCAAATACTGATATGGATTTCACTTGGGTCACGACAGATGACACCAATGCAATCCAGAATGCGATCATGGATGCCAAGGGCGATCTCATTGGTGCGACAGCGGCAGACACTCCGGCGCGATTAGCCGTCGGTACAAATGGTCAAGTCTTGACAGCCGATTCCACAGCTGCGACAGGTATCAAATGGGCAACCCCAGCAAGCGGTGGCAAAGTGTTGCAAGTGGTACAAGCGACGACATCAACCTCGACAACCATTGCCACGACAACCTTTACAGACACGACTTTGACGGCAACGATCACACCATCGTCGGCAAGTTCAAAAGTGCTCGTTCTCGTGATGCAAAACTGGTCAAATTTTGCCAATACAAATGCAGCTTATTCAGCGATCAAATTGCTACGCGGTGCTACAGATATTTATGTGTCGCCAGTAAATTATGGTTTAGGTGGCACTTATGCCGCTGGAGCGACAGCCGTTGAATCTCGTGGAATGGCTCCGGTAATTTATTTAGATTCACCATCGACAACATCGGCGACAACCTACAAGACACAAGGCCGCCCAGAATTTACAGCCAGCAGCCAGAATGTGGTATTCCAACAGGGATCAAATCCATCCACAATCGTACTTATGGAAATTGGTGCATAATGAAAGATCAATTACTTGTCAAAGCAATCTTACAATTGCGTCCAGCCGCTGAATTTTCATTTACTGGTGAGGATTACAGCTCAATCGTCTGGACATCACTTGAAGGCGATGCGCCATCAAAAGTCGAGATAAATAAAGCCATCGCTGAAATTGAAGCCCAAGAGATTGCAGATGCTAATTCCAAAGAATCACAAAAGGCAGCCTTGCTTGTAAAATTGGGAATTACAGCTGACGAAGCAAAGCTTTTGCTCTCATGACTTATCCAGTCGGATCAGCTCCACACGCAATCGAGATTGCTATGGCGGAGATCGGCTATGTCGAGATACCGGAGAACATCACCAAATTTGGTGAATTTACAAAAGCCAATGGCCTGCCGTGGTGCGGATCATTCTGCAATTGGGTGCTCGCACAAGCTGGCGTCAAGGTTCACAGCCTTGTCAGCACAGCCACAGGCGCTCACAAATTTAAAGAAATCGGTCGCTGGCATGAAGTACCGGCAATCGGTGACATGGCATTCATGGACTTTCCACATGACGGCGTCGATCGTATCTCTCACATCGGGATCGTCGTGGCCATCGATGGCAAAACAATCACGACCATTGAAGGCAACACATCCGGCACTGGCGATCAACGCAATGGCGGAATGGTGATGGTCAAGCAGCGCACAGTCGGAAAAGAAGTGGTCGGCTTTGGTCGTCCCAAGTACAAGCCTTACAAGGGCGAATTTCCCATCGTAGAAATCCAAGCACCGAAGAAGGCTGCAAAGCCTACAAAGGAGAAGAAGACATGGAAGAAATGAAAGCAATGGCGGCAAGCTGGGCGCGCTCATTCATGGCGGCGGCGCTCGCCTTATACATGGCAGGGGAAACAGATCCCAAGACTTTGGCAATGGCTGGAGCGGCAGCGGTCGCACCGGTGATCCTACGATGGCTCAATCCAAAGGATCAGGCTTTCGGGTTATTGGGGAAGTGACTCGGAAACTACAGCTGACAGCTCTGGGGATTTTATTATCCTTGGGGCTGTCGGCTTGTGGTTATCAGGGTTGGACAAGATATGAGTGCCAAGAATTTGACAACTGGCAAGCGCCTGAGTGTAATCCGCCGCAATGTAAGGCTCTCGGAGTCTGCACTGAGGACATCTTTGGAGAGGATCCCAATGGCTTCACGTCATCAAAGACGGCTAACAAATGAGCAGCTTAAAGCTCGCTTGATTGTATTCATCGGCATATCACTAGCGCTCACCTTTACATTCTCGGTCGCCGGAATGCTTTACGCGTTGATATTCGTGACGCAACCGCTTGGCGATCAAGCGCCAAATGATCGAGCATTTATCGAGCTACTGTCTACACTCACGATTTTCTTAACTGGCGCACTCGGATCTGTACTGGCCAGTAATGGATTGAAGGATAAGGACAAACCAAAGGCAGACACGCCGACAGACACGCAGGATTCTTGACCTTGTCAGTCATTGCCGTCACCATGTACTTGGGAGCGGCTTTGGTCACGGATCAGGCGAAACACTAGGGTCGCTCCCCTAACAGAAACGGGAGCAAAATGACAACAGAACAAATCATCGGCTTTGCGCTACTGGCGCAGCTATTGATCAGCGTGGCCATTTATTCAATGGGCTACAGGGACGGCAAATCGGTCGGATACCATCATGGCCGATCTGTCGGTATGGCTTTGGGCAAAACCAAGGCGGTAAAGTAAATGGGATTTCTTGACAATTACGAAGATGTCGCATCACGCATCAAACGATTCTGGGTAGCTCATCCGTCAGGGCGAATCGAAACACACATCATTGATTTCAATGCCGTTGCCGGATATGTGCTGATCGAGTGCAGGATATTTCGCGAGTATGAGGATGAGAAGCCAAGCGCCATTGATTTCGCATTCGGTCGAGTCGAGTCATATCAGGCCAGCATGAAACGCTGGTTCGTCGAGGACACAGTCACATCAGCGATCGGTCGTACCATCGGGCTACTACTTGGCTCGGATACACGTCCGACACAGGAAAACATGAAGCAAGTTGAGAGCATGCCAGCCGCTTTCGTCAATAAGATCGAGGATGATCCTTGGTCGAAACCATTTGCCGAGGAAGGCTTTGCCACAGCTGCGACGGGTATATCAGAGATTGTCGGTCAATTAGGCGGCCAGCTCATAGCCGAAGCGCCGAAATGCAAACACGGCCACATGATTATTAAAGAAGGCACATCATCCAAGACAAACAAAGAATATCGAGGCTATGTCTGCACCGGCAACGTTAAATCGGATCAGTGTCCGCCAATCTGGATGAACAAATCACAAGATGGCACATGGAAGGCGCAGGCATAACATGGCCGACATGGAGATGATTAGGATCGCAACAGGTGAGCGCACTCGATTCATGGTCGATGGCTCAGTGGTCAAGGATCAGATTGATCCGCCAAGGGTCGAATTCTGTGACGCGTGCGAGTCAATGAAAAGCATGCAAGGCGGCATGTCTTTTAGCTATTTTTACGATTTGATCTGGATTTGCCAAGATTGCAAAAACAAATGAAGATGACAGTGACATTTGACCAAATGATGCAATCGATTGAGATCGCTTTACTTAGGATTAAGGAGATCAATGGCCGTCCAGATCACAAATCACGATATGACAAGAATCTGTCATTTCATGAGTACGTGTGCCAGATAGCCGAGTCGATCTGCGCTGAGATTGTGGTAGCTCGGTACTTTGGAAATAAGGATTTCCAGCCAACTCATAACACATTCAAATCACAAGCTGATGTCGGATCTCGGATCGAGGTCAAATGGACCAAGTACGACAGTGGTGCACTCATCATCAGCGACAGCGATCGAAACAGCGACATCGCTGTGCTGGTCACTGGTCGATCACCGGTCTATGAGATTCGGGGATGGATACCGGTATCGATAGCCAAAAATCAACAGTGGAAGCGACGGGATAATCCGTCATTTTGGGTTGAGCAATACAATTTACATCCCATCGAGAATCTAAGGAGATCCAGTCATGGAGATGCTGCGCTTTCAATGTAGGGTCGAAAAGAAGGTCACAAATCACGGTGTCAAGATGGATGACGTACAGCTGGGCGATGGAATGGTGCTAGTCCAGTGCCTAGGATGTGGCGTCATGGGCGTCATGGCTAGGAGCGATTCACATGGCGGAGTATGACTATCGATGCGAGGTGTGCTCAAAGGTCAAAACATTGAAAAGGCCAATCGGTGATGATCTTGATCGTGTGCCATATTGCGACGGATGCACTATTCCAATGTCTAGGATCTACACAGCTAATCCGGTGCATTTCAAGGGTAAGGGCTGGGGTGGAGATAAATGAGCCCTGTGGATAACCTGTGGACGACACGCCAAAGATACGCTCAACTTATCCACATACTTGCCAGTAACTTGACTAGGGCATT